GTCATACTCTCCATGATGGAAAAGTGGGACATAGACTATATCTATATTGACTCAGCAGCGGCACAAACACGATTTGACTTTGCACAGAACTATAGTATATCAACTATCAATGCAAAGAAATCCGTAATAGATGGTATAGGACACGTAGCAGGAATTGTTGATAATGATTGTTTGATTGTTGATAAGGGGTGTACTCAGTCACTTATTAGCTTAGATCAATACCAATGGGATCCAAATCCAAACTTGCTACGAGAAAAACCAAAACACGATATGTCATCGCATATGGCTGATGCAATCAGATATGCGTTATATTCGTTTGAAACTGCAATGACAGGCTTCTAACGATAGGTAAGAAAAATAACATTTGACATAAAACCTCAACTTAGATATAATTTCGGTAATGAAAAATGGATTTGAAAAGAGACCTCGTAAAATACATAAGAGACAAAGCAAAATCAAAGTATGAAAAAGGCACTGAGTGCTATATTTGCGGAACAGACACAGACTTAGACTTTCACCATTTTTATAGTTTAAGTCCTTTACTCCATAAATGGGTAAAGCAGAAAAAAGTATTGCCAGAAGATGTTCTTGAGTTTAGGGATACTTTTATAGAAGAACACTGGGCAGAATTGTATGAACACACAGTAACAATTTGCCACGAGCATCATTTACAGTTACATTCAATTTACGGAAAAGATCCATCGTTAGGAACTGCTTCAAAGCAGAAAAGATGGGTAGATATTCAGAGAGAAAAACATGGCATGGTATAACAGGATTTTCGGTGGAGGCAACAAAATCGAAGACACCGAAGAAAAACTAAATCCTATCCAAGCCTACTTGGGATATGATAAACAAGGTTCAAGAGAGTTTCATAATAGCTACGAAATGTACTATGAAACTATCGAAGTGGTTAACCGAGCAGTAAACATGGTAGTGGACGATGCAGCAGAAATACCTGCTGTAGTTTTGCCAGTTTCTTTGCCTGGTGTTGTAAAAGGCATAAAGAGGGCAAAAGTAAATGCACTACTCAATGTGGAGCCGAATCCTTTTCAGGATATTAACACTTTTAAAAGGAATATTATTACAGATTACATACTTGATGGCAACATTTTCATATACTATGATGGCGCTCACTTGTATCATATACCTGCCGATAATGTCACTATTCATGCAGATGCAAGAACTTATATCGAGAAGTATACCTATAACGATGTTGATTATTCACCTAGCGAAATTATCCATATAAAAGAAAATTCTTTTCACGATATTTACAGAGGTGTATCAAGATTGAAACCAGCAGTGCGTACAATGCATCTGATGTCGAATATGAGACAGTTTTAGGATAACTTCTTTAAGAATGGAGCAGTACCAGGTTTAGTACTAAAATCTCCAAATACTTTGTCTGAGAAGATTAAAGAAAGAATGCTACAATCATGGGCAGTACGTTACAAGCCAGATGCTGGCGGACACAGACCTTTGATTCTTGATGGCGGTTTAGAAGTAGATAAAATATCTGCTGTAAACTTTAGAGAGCTTGACTTCTCTAATGCAATTCAAGAAAACGAAAAGATTATACTAAAAGCGATTGGTGTACCACCAATCATGTTAGATTCAGGTAATAATGCAAACATACGACCAAATATGCGTTTATATTATTTGGAAACAATACTACCTATAGTTCGTAAAATGAACTTTGCATTTACAAGATTCTTTGGATTTGAGATAAAAGAAGACGTATCAGAAATACCAGCTCTGCAACCAGAGTTAAGAGATCAATCTCAGTATTATTCTGCTCTTGTAAATACTGGAATTATTAGCCCAAATGAAGCTAGGGACAACCTTGGCTTCGAACCTGTAGAGGGATATGATGACCTCCGCGTCCCTGCAAACATTGCTGGGTCGGCAGCAAACCCTGACCTAGGAGGTCGACCCATAGAAGAGGATAATACAGATGGGAGCAATTAGAAGACAAAGACAAAAATTACGCTTAGCAAGAGAAGTAGGACTATTCTTTGCAGAGCTAGGAAGCGTTCCTACTAAAAAGGAATACTCTAAGATGAATAACTTTCCAGCATCTTGTACAACTAAAGAAATTGACAGAATTGCAGGTTCTTGGAACAGTTTACTAAGTATCATAGAGAGGGAGCTTCCAGAGATTTGGGATCTTATTCATAAGCCCAATGTAGTAGAAAAACCAAAGGTTACGCCTAAAGTTGCGGTAAAGAAAACTGAACCAAAGCTAAAGGCTAAGACTGTGAAAACAGTAAAAACTGGTGAATAATGATGGAGAAAATTTTTAATCTCACATCTACTTTTAAGTCCCAACCCGCGGAGGATGGCTCCGTTATTATTCGCGGTATGGCTAGCACCAATGACGTTGACCGTGCTGGAGATTCTATTTCTCCTGAAGCATGGAGCAAAGGTGGACTAGGAAATTTTGAGAAGAATCCTATTATTCTTTTCAATCATGACTATGACCGCCCTATTGGTCGTGCTACTGGGCTTAAGGTAACAGAAAATGGTCTCGAACTCGAGGCAAAAATTAGCAAATCCGCACCTGCAAATGTGTGCGAACTAGTTAAAGAAGGCATTCTTGGAGCTTTTTCCGTTGGTTTCCGAGTCAAGGATGCTGATTATTTAAAGGAAACCGAGGGATTAATGATAAAGGATGCTGAGTTGTTTGAAGTGTCGGTTGTTTCCGTACCCTGCAATCAGGCAGCTACTTTCTCACTTTCGAAGTCTTTTGATTCGATGTCTGAATACGAAGAATTCAAAAAAACTTTCACAAATCGTGTAGATCTAGCCGGTCAGTCTCTGGCTAAGGATGAAGTTAATACTTCTAGCGTAGCTAGTGATACACCGGTAAAGGTGGAACAAGATTCCACACAAAAGGAGATACAAATGTCCGAAGATGTAAAAACTCCGGAAATCGACTTGGAAGCATTTGCTAAGAAAGTAGCAGAAGAAACTGCTGCAACTCTGGCAATGAAACAGGCCGAACAAAAGGCTGCTGAAAAAGCTGCCGCTGACGCTGAAGCCCTTGAAGCTGCTGAAAAAGCTGCCGCTCAGGATCAGCAGAAAGAAGCTGTGCGTGTTGGCATCACTACTGGTGCTGAGAAACTCATGGAAGACATCCGTAAGGAATTCGCAGATGAGAAAGCTCAAAGCGCAGAAATTCTTGAAAAGTATAAAGCTGAGCTTGAAGAGAAAGCTGCTGAGCTGGAAGCTATGCGTAACAGCAAGCGTGACTTCTCTGGCCGTGGTCGTCAGGAACTTAAGTCTATGGGTGGCGATCTTTTGTCTGCTCACATTCTTGGTAAAATTACTGGTAAAGGCTTCGACACTGCATATGCGAAAGATATGCTTGAAAAAGCTGGTGTTGACTATACCTCTACCACTGCTGCTGGTATCGATGTAATCGTTGCTCAGCAGTTCGAAGAAGAAGTTCGTCAGGAGCAGAAGATAGCTCCTATTTTCCGCGAAATTCAGGTTGCTTCCGGTGCTACTGTACTGCCATTAGCTCCTGATTCCAATGGTGCTTCTTGGAGTGCTGCTGGTATTACTGCTTCTTCAAACCAGTTGACTGATAACAGTGATAACAACTACTCTGTTTCTCAGGTCATCTTGCAGGCTCATCGTCTGATCTCAGGTACATTCATTTCGAATGACACTGACGAGCAGATCGTTGTTTCTGTTCTTCCAATGGTTACCTCTGCCCTGGCACGCGCTCACGCCGTTGCTATTGACAAGGCAATCCTTGTAGGTAACTCTGGTGGCTTTACTACTGGTCTTGTTGGTGCTTCCGGTACTGATAATACTAGCGGTTACGCTACTGCTTCGGCAACTACAGCTCTTGATGCTTCAACATCTGCTGAAGTTACCCCCGCCAACCTGCTGGGCATGAGGAAGGAAATGGGCAAATATGGTCTGAATCCTTCTGAAATTGCTTTCATCGTACCTACTGATGTATATTACGAGCTGATTGATGCCTCTGGCTTCACAGACGTAAATGAAGTTGGTAATGATCTGGCTGCCAAGCGTACAGGTGTTGTTGGTTCTGTATATGGCTCAATGGTTATAGCAACTGATCAGCTTGCGTACAATTTGGACGCTGCTAGTGCTGCTACATCCACAGCCGCTCTCGCTGTTAACATGAATAACTATGTAATTCCACGTCTACGTGGTGTTAACATAGAAACTGAATACAGCGTAAAAGATCAGCAGAATGTGATCGTTGCATCACAGTCTCTGGGCTTTAACGAGCTGTTTGCCAATTCTGGCTCCAACAAACCATCTATCCGCTGGGCTTACCAGTAATAGTTGAGACACTTGGGGGAGGAAACTCCCCCAAGTTTTTACTAAATGACTTATGGCTAACTTAACTACTTTAAACGAATATAAAGACGCTGAAGGAATCAATACTCCGAAGGAAGACCAGAGGATTATTGCCTTAGTTACTTCTGTGAGTCAATTAGTAAAAACTTATTGTGGAAATTCAATTATTGATTACTATACTTCTGCAAAAACAGAATATATAAATATAAATTGGGACACTCATATTGTACAACTCACAGAAAGCCCTGTAACCTCAATAACTTCAGTAGAGGAAAGATCTGGATATAATCAAAGTTACATTTCTCTTACTACTGGAAACTATGACTACTATTTAGATGAAGCTACTGATAGCATTTATCGTACTACAAATGGCTATAGCTATAAGAACTGGCCACAAGGTCCAGGTGCTGTAAAAGTAGTTTACAATGCAGGATATGCCACAACTCCGGCAGACTTAAAACTTGCAGTTTTTGATTTGATAACTTACTATTTAAAAGATGAACATAAAGAAAGACGTGCTCTAGCAGGGGCAAGTATTCAGAACCAGGGGAGCTCTAGCTTACGAAATAGTGTGGCTTTCCCTGACCATATTAAACGTGTTCTGGATTTATACAAAAACTTCTAATGGCTAGAGCAAGTTTACAAAAAAAATTAAAACAGATTCAAAAACAGATTGAGAAAAGTAGTACCGTATATAGGGATCTTGTATCCGACAAAAAAGTACATACATTAGTTATAGATGAAAAACAAATACAAGCAGAAGCAATTAAACAATTAACTATTCTTTTTGGGGTAGCGGCTGATGATCCATTAATCGTTAAAGAATTTAAACCCCTGTTGGACAAGGGGGTTCCAGTATTGTGCCAGAACTTTTTGACAGAAACTAAAAGGGTTCAAAAAACAACAACTACTCTAACTATTACTATTTTTCCTGAAGGGGGCAATAATTTTTCTGCTACATTTGTCCCTAATAAGAAAAATACTACAGATATTTATAAGACGACCATACGTAGAAATATAAAACAGCCAGCACAGAAAGCCTTTTTAGATGCTGTACAGGCAAAGATAAATAACTTAAATAAAGAACGAGGTGAAAACAATCAGTTAAAAGCAGCATACAGTGAAAAAGGCGGTATTTCATTTTTTGATATAGGACACTCTTCCGAAACAGCTGTTAGTGTACAAAGAAAAAATATAGCAGAAAACGAACTAATAAAATGGAGTACTAAACAAAAAAGCCCTGCAGCACAAAAAATGTTACAAGCACTTTTATCTGAACTACAATGGTCAATAGATAAGAAAGACATAAAAAATACAGAAGTATTAACAGTATCATTAGAAAGCGGGCTAGAAAATAAATTAAGGGGCTCCAAGGAGGAAAAAGCCCTAGCAGAACAGCTAGAAAAAGATTTAACCACTATTATTAAAACAGTAGGGGGATGGCCCGAGTTAGATGGAAGTGATTCTTATATTACAAAAACTAAGAAAAGAGTTTTAAATAATTTTACAAAACATAACTTTAAAAATAAGAATGTTAAATCAAATATTAAGAAACAAAATATAATACAGTCTACTGCAGAACCAGTAACAGCTTCTGTTGCTAGAAAAGCGTCTTTTGCTAAAGGAGGAGAAGTCGTTAATTCTGGAGGAGCAGTATTAAAAAGAGGAAAGCAAAAGACACAAAATCTTTTTAGTATAATGACTTTAATAAATCAAAAACTGCCTGAGCAAGTTAGAAAAAATATGGGCAGTCCTAGATTGGAAAATACAACTGGTAGATTTGCTTCAAGCGTTAAGTTAACATCTGTTACGACTACTAGAAGAGGCTTTCCTAGTTTTGGGTACACTTATAGAAAAGATCCATATCAAATATTTGAAGATGGGGCAATGGGTAAATCACCTTGGGCAGACTCTCATAGAGACCCAAGACAGTTGATTGATGCTTCAATAAGAGAAATAGCAGCTGAAATGGCGATAGGAAGATTTTACACGAGGAGAGAATAATGGCTGTAAGAGATTATACAACAAGACGACAGTCAATTACAAATGCTCTTGTAGAAAAGATAAAAGAAATAAATGGTACTGGAGAATACTTAACAGATTTGCAAGAAAATGTAAGCCCAAGATTAAAATTTTGGGATGAAATAGAAGTTTTTCCTGCAGTTCATTTAAGCGTAGGACCAGAAGCAAGAGAATATCAAGGAGGGGGGTATAAAGACAGGTTCTTAACAATAACAGTTCGTTGTTATGTAAATGAAGAAGACTCTGTAGATGCTCTTGATAGGCTTTTAGAGGATTTGGAAACAAATTTAGAAGAAAATCAACGTTTGAGATATGTTGATAGGCGAGGAGCCGCTCAATTTACTCAACAGAACACTATTGTTAGTATAACAACTGACGAAGGTGTATTAGAACCTTTAGGCGTTGGTGAACTAGTTTTAGAGGTTCGATACTAGAAAATACTGGCAGGAACAAACGTTCACGACCAAGTCTTTTCAAGATACATAGGAGAAAACTATGGCACAATATTTATATTTTTCAAGGGATGCGAAACTCTTCATTGAGAAGAATTCGACTGTTTGGGAAGTCCCTATTCTTGATGGATTTAGCTTTGCTCAAGCCACAAATTCGTCAGAAGTAACCCTACAGGAAATGGAAAGTTCTGGCGGCGTCAGTCGTAGGGGTCGTAGAGCATTTAATGACTCCTTGGCACCAGCAGAGTGGTCTTTCCAAACTTATATTCGTCCTTTTTCACACGATCAGACCGTTACTGTAGCTTCCGGTGGCGCAGACGATGCTGCTAATGTACACGCAGTAGAGGAAATTCTTTGGGCCATGTTTGTTGGAGAAGGTACTTATACCGCACCTACAGATGGTACTGGTAGTGGTACTGATACTGCAATTACAGGCTTTACATTCGGAGCAGCAGGTGCTGATGCAAATCCGCCCACAACTGGTACTGATATTTCATTTAGTGGATCCAATAAAGCCACTTTAGGTACAGCAGTATTCTGGTTTAGACTAGGAACTTCTGCTACTGATTATAAGTGGTATAAAATTACTGGCTGTGTTGCAAATGAAGCATCTATTGATTTTGAAATTGATGGTATTGCTACAATTAACTGGTCAGGAATGGGATCAGAAATTACTGAAGTTGCTCACGCTTCTGCAGTTCCAAATACTGCAGGTATTGATGTTAGTGAGTCTATTACTTCTACAAGTAACTTTATTCGTAATCGTTTAAGCCAGTTGCAGGTAATTCCTGATCTTACTGCTACAGGACAAAGCGGTCTTGAGTCTAGCTATTCAGTAACTCTTACTGGCGGTAATGTAACATTAAGTAATAATATAACATTTATTACTCCAGAAGAGCTCGGAATAGTGAATGTGCCAATAGGTCACGTAACTGGTACTCGTTCAATTAATGGAAGTTTTACTTGTTATCTAACAGATGATAGTTCAAATACTAATTCTTCTACTGACTTTATGTCAGACTTGTTGAGCATTAAATCAGTTGTTACAAATAAATTCCAGTTGATATTTGATATTGGAGGTGTTTCAACTTCTACTCCAAGATTGAAGGTTGACCTTGCTCAGTGTCACATAGAAATTCCAACACATAGTATTGCGGATTTGATTTCTGTAGAAACTAACTTTATGGCACTGCCTCAAACTATTGATGCAACTGATGATGCAGTACTAACTTATAATGCTTAATACATACTAAAAAATAGTTCTTGACTTTTTTGGTATATTAAACTATAATATGAAGTTGTAGTGGGAGAAATCCTGCTACAACTTTATTCTTATTGAGAATATGAATGGCAACTTACAGTTTTACAAAAGAGGCAAAAGTTTATGTTGTATATGGTGGAAATCAGTATAACATAGATATTAGCAATATACAGTTTTCTCAAACTTTTACTGAGAATTCGTATTCTGTAAAAAGTATTCATACACAAAATTATTTTGAAGGTTCTGTAATAAATAAAGCAAATCCAGCTTCATTTAATTTTATAATGCCTGCAATAAGAAACAATGATTTCACTGTAGTATTTAATCGTTTACTAGATTGTGAAACATTTGATTTATACATATCAACACAGCAAGACACTTTTAAACTAGAAACTTGTGTCATTACTAATGGAAATTTTTTGATCGAGCGATCGAAAGTCCTTAGATTGGCAATAACTGGTGAAGGGTCTAAGCTATCTCGCATAGGGTCCAATAGTTATACTATTCCGGGCTCTGCTCAAGTTAGAAATACGATAGTCTATAATAGACTATCAGATACTGAGGTAATATTAGCAGGGACAGATATAGCCCCTACTGGACTTATATCTCTTTCTGTAGAACTACAGAATGGTGTATCATGGAATCCGTATACTACAGTACAAGGAGCACTAGCTAGTACTGATGCTACAGATTGCATGTACCCCTCTTCTTTTACAATAGATAAAAAGATATTAGGAGGTTCGATCGGCTTATATTTGTTAGACACAAATAATGCAGATTTGCAAGAATGGGACACTAATGTTACTTTAAGAATAAAAGTAGGAGAAGATGATAATAGTTTAAACTTTCGTGGTTTTGATTTTAATATGCAAAACTGTACTTTTACAAACAGACTAAGTACAAGTGCAGTTTACACTCAAAACTACGATTGGAGGCTTACTCAAAATCCTACTAATTTATCGAGTATCATTACTTATATAACACAATAATAATTAGGAGAAATATATGCGTTTAGAAGATTTGATGGTAGACTCTAAGTCTGCCTGGGTATCTTTCCCCGGACTTTCGGGATTTGAAGTAGAAGTAGTAAATCTTTCAAGAAAAGAACTGACAGGACTTAGGAAAAGATGTACTACTCAAAAGTTTGATAAGAAAAGTAGAGCAATGATAGAAGTATTAGACGAAGATAAATTTGTATCAGAATTTTCAGGATCAGTTCTTAAAAACTGGAAAGGACTAAAGCTAGAACATCTACAAAGTTTAATGCTTGTAGATACTGGTAAAAAGGACTTAAGTGAAGAAGTTCCTTACTCCCCTGAAAATGCCGAAATCTTAGTTAATAACTCTAGTGAATTTGATAATTGGCTCAATGAGGTAGTCTTTGATTTAGAAAATTTTCGTACTGGGACAGAAGGAAATAGTAATACAACGTCTGGAGAAACTACATCAGAATCTTGATGTAGGAATGACAAAGGAAAAATATCTTGAAGTCTGTAAGCAATTAAATACAGAGCCCTCAGAAGATAAGTGTCCTCCAAGTTGGGAGGACTTTCCTGAAATAGTAATAGATGCTCTAAATACATTTAATCAATTAGGG